ATGGCGCACAGCATTCGCCGGCCCGATCCGGCGCGCGAGCCGCAAGGCGCGCAATGGCGCGAGACGTTCCTGAGCGAACTCGCCGCCACCTCCAACGTCAGCGCCGCCGCGCGCAGGGCCGGGATCGCCACCGGCACCGCCTATGACGCGCGGCGCAGCGATCCCGAATTCAACCGCAAATGGCAGCAGGCGCTGTGCGAGGGCTACGATCATCTGGAACTGGAGCTGTTGCACCGCCTCCGCACCGGCGAGGTCAAGCCGCCGCCGGGCGCGAAACGCGGGGTGCGTTCCTACGACAACGCCACCGCCTTCCGCCAGCTCGCCGCCCACCGCGAAAGCGCCGCGCGGCAGCGGGCGATGCGCGACAATGAGGATACCGAGGCGATCCTCGCCTCGATCGACACCAAGCTCGAACACATGCGCCAACGCTGGCTGGCCGCGCAGGAGCAGGAACCCGATGACGACGAAAACCCGGCTGAACCGGAAGCTTGAGTGGCTGCTGCGGGTTCCGCTTTCCGAGCGGATGGAGCATCTCCGGGTCCTCGGCGATGAGGAACGCAGGGAACTGGAGCATCACTGGCGGCTCTGGGCGCGGCCCGAGCAATTGCCCCCGGTCGGCGACTGGAGCCTGTGGCTGATCATGGCCGGGCGCGGCTTCGGCAAGACCCGTGCCGGCGCCGAATGGGTGCGCGCCGCCGCGAACACCGATCCCGCCGCGCGGATGGCGCTGGTCGGCGCCTCGCTAGGCGAGGCGCGAGCGGTGATGGTCGAAGGCGAAAGCGGCCTGCTGGCGATCAGCCCGCCCGGCTTCGGCCCGCGCTACGAGCCGTCGCTGCGCCGCCTCACCTGGCCCAACGGCGCGCAGGCGACGCTCTATTCGGCGCAGGAGCCGGAAGCGCTGCGCGGTCCCCAGCATAGCCACGCCTGGTGCGACGAGATCGCCAAATGGGACAATGCCGGCAACCGCGCGACACGCGCCTGGGACAATCTGCTGCTGGGGCTGAGGTTGGGTGAACGCCCCCGCACGCTGGCCACGACCACTCCGCGCGCGACGCCGCTGCTGCGCCGGCTGCTGGCGGAGGACGGCATCGCCGTCACCACCGGCCGCACCGAGGACAATCGCGGCAACCTGCCGACGCGCTTCCTGCACGAGATGCGCCGGACCTTCGGCAAGTCGCTGCTCGGCCGGCAGGAGCTGGATGGAGAGCTGATCGCCGATCTGCCCGGCGCGCTATGGACGCGCGGGCTGATCGAGCAATGCCGCGAGACCGGGCCGGCCCCGCCACCGGCGCGGACCGTGATCGGGGTCGATCCGCCCGCTTCGGCGCGGGGCGATGCCTGCGGCATCGTCGTCTGCGCGCTGGGCGATGACGGCATCGCGCGGGTGCTGGTCGATGCCTCGCTGACGCGACCCAGCCCCGAGCGCTGGGCGCGCGGCGTGGCGCGGGCGGCGCAAGCCTGGCGCGCGGACCGCATCATCGCCGAAGCCAATCAGGGTGGCGCGATGGTCGGCAGCGTACTGCGCGCCGCCGATGTCGCGCTGCCGCTCCGGCTGGTCCATGCGCGCAGCGGCAAGGTGGCGCGCGCCGAGCCGGTCGCGGCGCTCTACGAAGCGGGGCGCGTCCGCCATGCCAGCATCTTCCCGGCGCTGGAGGACCAGCTTTGCGGGCTGATCGCCGGCGGCGGCTACGAAGGTCCGGGCCGTTCCCCCGACCGCGCCGATGCGCTGGTCTGGGCGCTGACCGAGCTAATGCTGAATGGCAGGGCGACGCCACGGGTGCTGCTCGCCTGACTCCCCTCCCGCAAGCGGGAGGGGTCGGGGGAGGGCTTGTTGCTCTCCCCCCGATGCGACGCCTCGATCGAACGGAACAGGCCCTCCCCTAACCCCTCCCGCTTGCGGGAGGGGAACCATGGAGCCTCGGCGCTTTGCGCGAGGCAGGTTTAGAAAGGTTTTCCAATGTCCTTCTTCCAGACGCTGGCCGCCGCCTTCAAGGGCGGGGGGCCGCGCGTGCCGCTGGCGCGCAGCTTCACCTCCCCCTGGGTCTTCGCCGATGGCGGCGGCGGCCGCGCGCCGTTCGAATATGCCGGCGCGGTCAGGCGCGCCTATCTCGACAATCCGGTGGCGCAGCGCGCGGTCCGGCTGGTGGCCGAGGGGATCGGCAACGCCCCGCTGCTGCCCGCCGATGCCGGGCTGGCGGCGCTTATTACCGACACCAGCGCCGGCCAGTCGCTGCTCGAAACGCTGGCGGCGCAGCTCATGCTGCACGGCAACGCCTATGTGCAGGTAATGAAGGACGCGCGCGGCCGGCCGGTCGAGCTGTTCGCGCTGCGGCCCGAGCTGATGAGCGTGGTGGCGGGCGCCGACGGCTGGCCGACCGCCTTCACCTATCGCGTCGGCGAGGCGGTGCTGACCATCCCGCTGCTCGACGAGGACGCCGCGATCAATCTCATCCATATCCGCCATTTCCATCCGCTCGACGATCATTACGGCGCGGGCTGCCTGGCCGCAGCCGATCAAGCGATCGCCATCCACAACGCGGCCGCGCACTGGAACCGGATGCTGCTCGACAACGCCGCCCGCCCTTCCGGCGCGCTGGTCTATGATGGCGGCGAGGGCGGCGGGCTGACGGCCGAACAATTCGACCGGCTCAAGGCCGAGCTGGCCGGCGCCTTTTCCGGGCAGGTCAACGCCGGGCGGCCGATGCTGCTTGAAGGCGGCCTCAAATGGCAGTCGCTGAGCATGAGTCCCGCCGACATGGACTTCGCGACGCTGAAAGCCGCCGCCGCGCGCGACATCGCGCTCGCCTTCGGGGTGCCGCCGATGCTTCTCGGCCTGCCCGGCGACGCCACCTATGCGAATTACCGCGAGGCCAACCGGGCGCTGTGGCGGCTGACGCTGCTGCCGCTCGCCGCCAAGCTGCTGGCGGCGCTGGCCGAGGGCCTGTCGGGCTGGTTCCCCGACGCCCGGCTGGCGATCGACCTCGATCGTGTGCCCGCGCTGGCCGAGGACCGCGAGCGCCTGTGGGCGCAAGTCACCGGCGCGGATTTCCTGACCGATGCCGAAAAGCGCGCGCTGCTCGGCATCCCCGAGACGCGGGGGCCGAAAACGGGGGATCTTAAGGAGAACATATCATGAACTCTAACGATGTGCTCGCCCAGCTCGTCGCGCAGGCGGCGGATGAGGGCGGCGATCTGGTGACGCTGCGCGGAATCGTCGAGGAAGCCAGCCAATTGGGCGCGCAGCGGATGCTGGCGCGGCTGGGGCTGGACGACGCCACCGCGCAGGATGATCTCCACGAATTGCGCGAGCTGCTGCGAGCGTGGCGCGACGCCAAGGCGAGCGCCTGGCGCGCGGCCGTGGAATGGTGCGTGCGCGGCGCGCTGGCGCTGCTGCTGGTCGGCATCGCCTATCGCCTCGGCCTGATGGGGATGCTCAAGTGAGCCTGCGCTTCGCCGGCTATGTGGCGCTGTTCGACACGCCCGACGCCGGGCGCGACACCATCCGCGAGGGCGCCTTCGCCCGCACGCTGGCGGAGCGGGACGATCCGGTCCCGCTCTGCTGGCAGCATCGCCTCGATCTGCGGATCGGCTGGGTGGAACTTCTCGCCGAGGACGCACGCGGCCTGCGCGTAATCGCCGGCATCGCCAACCCCGACGGTCAGGCGGCGAGAGCGCTGCGGCGAGGCGTGGTGACGGGGCTGAGCTTCGGCTACCACGCCCGCCGCTTCCGCCACGACGGCGCCACGCGCGAGTTGCTGGACGTCGATCTGATCGAGGTCAGCCTCGTCACGCACCCCATGCAGCACGGCGCCCGCGTCCATCTGATCACCTGAGTCCCCACCGATCGCCCGCATCCCCGCGCAGGCGGGGCCGCCATCGCTATTTCCCCTCCCCCCCAAGAAAGGTGAATGCCCATGGAAACCACCACTCCCACCGATACGCTCGATACCTCCTTCGACCTCGTCGCACGCCAGGAAGCGGCGGAGAAAGCGATCGACACGCTGCGCGGCGACGTCGATGAGGTGAAGGCCCGGCTCGATCGCGTCGGCCGCGCCGCCGCGCGGCCCGTGCTGGGCGGCGCGGCGGCGTCCAGTCCCGAGGTCAAGGGCTTCGTCGATGGCTATTTGCGCCATGGCCGCGAGACCGAATGGAAGTCCATCTCGGGCGCGTCGCCGTCCGAGGGCGGCTATGCGGTCCCGCGCGAGATCGACGCGATGATCGCTGCCCGGCTCAGGGACATCAGCCCGATCCGCGCCATCGCGCAGGTCGTCCAGACCGGCAGCGCCGGCTATCGCAAGCTCATCACCACCGGCGGCACCGCATCCGGCTGGGTCAGCGAAACCGCGGCGCGGCCCGGCACGGCGACTCCCAACTTCGCCGAGATCGCCCCGCCTTCGGGCGAACTCTACGCCAACCCGGCGGCGAGCCAGGCGATGCTCGACGATGCCGCCTTCGACCTCGAAAGCTGGCTGGCAGACGAGATCGCCATGGAATTCGCCCGCGCCGAGGGCGCCGCCTTCGTCAACGGCACCGGCGTCAACCAGCCCAGGGGCTTCCTGGGCGCGCCGACCAGCGCCGCCGATGACGCCAGCCGCACCTTCGGCACGCTGCAATTCCTCGCCAGCGGCGATGCCGACAGCTTCGACGCCGCGCCCGAACTGAAGCTAATCGACCTCGTCCATGCGCTCAAGGCCGGGCATCGCCAGGGCGCGAGCTGGGTGATGAACTCGGCGACGCTGGCGCAGGTCCGCAAGTTCAAGACCGCCGATGGTTCCTTCCTCTGGCAGCCCGGTATCGCGGCGGGCCAGCCCGACCGGCTGCTCGGCTATCCGGTGGTGGAGGCCGAGGACATGCCCGATGTCGCCGCCGACGCCTTCCCGATCGCCTTCGGCAACTTCCGCGCGGGCTATCTGATCGCCGAGCGCAGCGCCACCACGATCCTGCGCGATCCCTTCACCAACAAGCCCTTCGTCCACTTCTACGCGACCAGGCGGATCGGCGGGCAGGTGCTCGACAGCGACGCCATCAAGCTGCTGAAAATCGCGGCGTAA